GGTAATTCTCTTACTCGGCAGGTTCTCAGTCCTGCCGGGATGGGTTCTCATACCCTCCACTAGCCACCGTACTTTATTCGGGTAGTAAACTGTGGGTGGACCACAGACACTCTGTCGCGGGTGAGCCTCGCCCAATTTAACGTCGAGGGAAGACGCCCGTCATTTTACGCCCGACGGGAAGGCGAGTCACTAACGGTGTTTCTGCCGGAACTGTGAGCGTTCACTCGATTACTTGGGTTTTCTCCCTCTAAGCCGTGGCAACAAGTCCAAAAGCGCCGGCAGCCAGTTCAAATGCTGCTTCTGCACTCTTCGCATCGTTCGCTACAAACTCGAACATGTCATATGCTGCATCAGCTCCACCTTCTCGTTTCACGTACTCCAACGGCGCCCAAGACCCAGCCTGCTGCATCATCGCGCCGGCTGAGCGGGACGCTGCCGCTCCATCACCCTGGGTACTTGTCAAGGCTCCGGTCACTTGTTTCACAAGCGACGCGAAGATCGACGGGTTGTCACGTACTGCATTGACAATCGAAGATACAACTCCAGGGATCAACTCCCCGCCTGGAACGGGGACGTTGAACGTCTGGGAAATGCGAGACATGATAGTCTGCATAATGTCTGATGACACAGGGGTGGGCGGCACAACCAGCGACATAGAGCTGGGTGCGTCGGGGGCTCCTGTTCCCCCAATTCCTCCTGTCACTCCCATCTGAACAGACCACACACGCCTGATGCGAAGGAAACCGACCTGGCGATTCTCGCGCAAGCCAATCCCCACAAACCGTAGCATAGGCCATGCTAGGTACGCCGTCTTAAAGACGGTCGCTTCAGCGTCAAGGGTAGTAAGACTGGCACCATCAGGATTCACATCTGCTGTCTGATCAGCAAAGTCGAATAGAGATGCCAGCGTGTAGTCTGCTGGACGAGAAACCGCCTCCCAACCGCGCTCATGTGCTACAAAGAGCCTGGCGCTACTCACATCGTTAAACGTGAGAGGGTAGTTGAACTGGTAAGTCGTAGGGCTTGTGGAAAGGTCCGCATAAAGTGCAGGGACCTGTGAAACCTGGAACTCGCCAGCTCGCGTGCCGATTGGATCGACGGGGACGTAGGTATACCGGACTGCTTCAAGCCGGCACTGGGCCGCCTGCGGGAGCAAGGCGGTTCCGGGGAGCCCGCCAAAGGTTGGGGTTCCGGAGGAATTCCCATTGGCGTCAACCGTGATGGCTCCGACAGTGTTGTCCCAAGATCTGGGGAAGATGATGACACTGGTGGAGCCAACGCCATTGGTGGAGATCGGGAGCTCGTCTTCTGTGACGAGAGTGTAGATTCTAACTCCTGGATCTCCGCCGAACAGCGAGAGCATCTCAGCACCGGGGGTGCCAAGGGTGGTGTTGATGAAGGGTGCGACTGCTCCGGCAAGGACGTGTGCGGGCCCCCGATCCTTACGACGACGGGGACGAGCCTCACGCTTGTCACGCTTTGCTTCATTCTGCTGCTTAGATTTGTTTTTCTTCTTAGCCATGAAAACCTTGGATGTTCTACCTTAAAGACTTACCAAGATTCCAATGGGGGGCCGCTGCCC